TGTTATTGAACAAATGATCGATAACATGGACGAAGGCAATGCATATGCACACGCTGTAAAGAAAGCCAAAATGAATGGCAAGAAAAAAGGCGACAAAGTTGACGGACCAGACGGCGACGAAATAACACTTGAAAAGGACGAAAAGACACCATTAGGCGAGTTCATCCTTTCATACTATGATAGAGAAAACGGAAGTTTCCCTAAAGGTGAAACAGCAGTACTAACTATGATAGAAAAAGATTACGGTGAAGAGTTTATTGAACCAGCAAAAACTTTCATCGAAAAAGTCAATCAAACTTTTGAAGAGTTTCAAATGAGAAACAATCCTCAACAAATGGAAACAGACTCAGAGTATGATCGAATGAGAGAATTAGCGGGAATCCGTTAATTATTTCAAAATAAAGGCAAGAAAACGCTTGACTTTATAAATATATGAGTGTAACATGTATACATGTGTTATACTTTTTAGGCACATAAAATAACCATAAAGGCATTATAGGAGGCATAAATTATGGCATCATTAGCAGAAATCCGAGCGAAGCTCAAACAACAAGAAGCCAATACTGGCGGAAACAGAGGACCACAAGGTCCCAACCCAATTTACCCATTTTGGAATATGAAAGAAGGCGAGAGTTCAACTCTACGTTTCCTTCCTGACGGTAACCCAGATAACACATTTTTCTGGGCAGAACGTTTGATGATCAAACTTCCATTTGCTGGAGTAAAAGGCGAAACAGACTCACGTCCTGTGCAAGTACAAATTCCATGTATGGAAATGTACGGCGAAACATGTACTATTCTTAATGAAGTACGTGGTTGGTTTAAAGATCCATCATTAGAAGATATGGGTCGTAAGTATTGGAAAAAGCGTTCATACGTATTCCAAGGCTTTGTAACTGACAATCCGATCTCCGATGACGAAGCACCTGAAAATCCAATCAGACGCTTTATTATTGGTCCGCAAATTTTCCAAATCATCAAGCAAGCATTGATGGACCCAGACATGGAAGAATTGCCAACAGATTACACAGCAGGTGTAGACTTCCGTCTTAACAAAACTAGCAAAGGTGGTTACGCAGACTATTCCACGTCAACATGGGCTCGTAGAGATCGTCCATTAGGCGATGCTGAAATGAATGCTGTTAACACACATAGCTTGTTTAATCTAAGTGACTTCTTACCTAAGAAGCCAGATGAGACAGCTGTCAAAGTTATGCAAGAGATGTTTGAAGCATCTGTAGACGGCGAAGCGTATGACGCAGAACGTTGGAGTCAATACTTCCGTCCTGCAGGTATGCAAGCACGTACAGGCGACCCGCAAGTAGCGGCAAGTGCTAATGCAACAGCAACGTCTCGTTCATCAGAGCCAGTAGCACCTGCGGCACCAGCTGCACCAGCTGCACCAGCACCGGCACCTGAACCAGTAGCAGAAGCAACTCCTGCACCCGAAGGTAACGCAAGTGACATACTTGCAATGATTCGAAACAGACAGAGTCAATAATACTTAATGCTTCTGCTAGTTAACCCGGATACAGAGATTCACGGTTTACCTGTCAACGTACCAAACGCTAGTAGAAGCAAAACTTTCATATAGGAGATAAAATGGCTAAATCATTTGACGTAAGTAAATTTAGAAAAGACTTAACAAAGTCTATTCAAGGCATGAGTAGTGGCTTTAACGATCCTACGGATTGGGTAAGCACAGGCTCTTATGCACTTAACTATCTTATTAGTGGCGACTTTAACAAAGGTGTTCCGCTAGGTAAGGTAACAGTGTTTGCAGGCGAATCTGGTGCAGGTAAAAGTTATTTTGCAGCAGGTAATATTGTAAGACACGCACAAGAACAAGGCATCTATGTAGTTTTAATTGACTCAGAAAATGCACTTGATCAAGCATGGTTAGAAGCACTAGGTGTTGACTGTGACGAATCAAAACTACTCAAGTTAAGCATGAGTATGATTGATGATGTTGCTAAAACAATAGCAACGTTTATGACAGATTACAAAGCAATGGATGAAGATGATCGTCCTAAAGTGTTGTTTGTAATTGACTCGCTAGGCATGCTATTAACACCAACCGATGTTGATCAGTTTAACAAAGGTGATATGAAAGGTGATATGGGTCGTAAGCCTAAAGCACTAACTTCATTAGTCCGTAATACTGTTAACATGATTGGTGCCCACAACGTAGGCTTAGTTTGTACTAACCACACTTATGCATCGCAGGATATGTTTGATCCAGATGATAAAATAAGTGGCGGACAGGGCTTTATATACGCTTCTAGCATTGTTGTAGCAATGAAGAAGATGAAGCTCAAAGAAGATGCAGACGGTAATAAAATCAGTCAAGTCATGGGTATACGTGCTGGCTGTAAAGTAATGAAAACACGTTACGCAAAACCGTTTGAAGGTGTACAAGTAAAGATTCCTTATGAATCAGGAATGAATCCTTACAGTGGCATCGTAGAACTTTTTGAAGCAAAAGGCGTCATTGAGAAACAAGGAAACAGACTAAAATATATTACTATGGATGGAGAAGAGATCCTAGAATACCGCAAAAATTGGTCAGGCGAACTATTAGACAAAGTAATGTCTGATTACGCCATAAAAGAGTCAACTGTGGTAAATACCTCTGAAGCAGACGAACCATTAGAAGAAGCTGTAACAGAGGAGTAATTATGGATTTGGAACAAGCGATTGACGTTTGGAATTTATTCAAAGAGTATGTTGACAAGAAACAAGTTGAATTAGTTGCCGAAAAGTTTGTTGATCACCTTGCCGATTACGGTGTAGACGATCAAGAAATGAAAGAATTATTAGGCAACGATTCACATCTTGATGAAGCGATCGGCTACTATTTAGAAATAGATGAAGTAGATCAAGACGAAGAAGAGTGGGGTTAAAAATTGTTTGACTTCTATTGCATTTATAAAAAAGATAGTGATGTTTGTAACTTACTATTGGATAAATGTATAGAGTCTGCTAAAGAGTTTAATTATAATGTTATACCTTATCCGGGTATATACGATAGTATAGACGAATTAGTAGATAAAGAAAACATTGTAATCTGCAACGATCTGCTACATAAAGTAAAAACTAAAGGAGTAGTGGGGTGTTTTTTATCCCACTACTACCTTTGGAAAAAGTGCGTAGATCTTGATGTGCCTATTGGGATATTAGAATACGATGTAGTATTTCTTAATCAACTTCCTAATAATATGTTAGATTTATTTGAAGACTACTGTAATCTTGATATTAATAGACACAGATATTTTAAACAAGGTAAAGATGTATATTCAAATAACCTTACAAAAACTAATAAAATAACAGTTGAAGCACTAAATGAAAATTTATCAACTAATAACAGCTTATTTTCGTATGTTGATAAAAATCATATTAGTGGCGCTCATGGATATATTATAAAGCCTTCGGGTGCAAAAAAACTGTTAGACTTTACAAAAACACGTGGAATGATGCCAGCAGATATTCATATAAATTTAAAATCATGCAATATGCATTATACATCAGAAAGCATTGTATATTTGCACTCTGCTAGATCTTTTCTACCAAAATTTTCACATACTAAAAATAATGGATTAAGATAATGGGATGGTATTCAGAAGTAAGTCGCGACGTTGGTAAAATACCTGATGCTGTAGCATTTTTTGAAGCTGAACTAAATGACGCTAAAAAAGAATGTAAGTTAACAGGCAACGTTGAAAAGGCGGCTGCAAGTATGCCGGGTATTGTTGAACATCGCTTTAATCAGCTACAAGAAATTGAAGCGATCCTATTCTACTTGAACATAGAGCTACGCAGATTGCGTAGCTCTTATTTCAAAAAATATCTAGAAAATTATCAACGAGCTTTGTCTAGTCGTGACGTAGAAAAATATGTAGACGGCGAGGCAGACGTTGTTGACTACGAAAAGATTATTAATGAATTTGCACTAATGCGTAACAAGTGGTTAGGTGTACTCAAAGCTCTTGATCAAAAGCAATGGCAAATTACAAACGTAGTCAAACTCAGAGTTGCTGGCATGGAAGACGCTAGTCTTTAAAAGTAACTGTTTGTTTCCTCTTTACCACATACGTTTATATCCAGTATGTGCGTAGATAAATATTTTCATGAATCAAAGTGAAATCACTATAGCCTGTGTATTGCGCACTCCGGCCAAATCTAAAAATCGTAATAAGCAAAAATTTTACGGCAACGACGATGTTGTTAGACTTAAGAAAGGTGTAGACAACTTTCTTAAAATGCCACATGAGTTTGTATGCTTAACTGACAGAGACGATGTCGAAACTAACACTATTAAGTTGATCGGAGAACCAACTGAAACACCGGGCTGGTGGGCAAAGTTAGAATTGTTTAGACCAGAATTGTTTAAGCGTCCTGTTCTGTATATTGATTTAGATATGATTATATGTGGAGACTTAGACGAAATGGTTAGAAAGTTTAAAGGCAATCCTTTTATGCTTTTAGGTAATTCAAGAAAAACGGGGTTTGGCAGTGGTATGATTTATTTTGAAGGCAAGCATAATGATTTATGGGAAAAATATATTGCCGATCCAAAATATTATCAGATGAAATATTCTAAAAAATCGAGGCTTGGCGATCAAGCATTTATAGAAGATAATACACCATTCCGTCCTATGAATGAAACTGTAAATAGAAATTGGTTTCAAAGATTTGAATATGATACTGTTCCGCACCCCGATAGTAAAATTTTAGTTTGTGTAGGAAAACAAAATAAACTTCATAAACAAGAATTTCAAGATAACCCTTGGGTACTTAAATATTGGAGAAACATATAATGGCCGTTGTTTTAGTAACAGGTGGGTTTGATCCTTTACATTCTGGACATATAGAATATTTTAAAGCGGCAAAAAAACTTGGAGACAAATTAATTGTAGGTGTAAACAGTGACGAATGGCTTACACGTAAAAAGGGTAGACCGTTTATGCCATTCAAAGAACGTATTGCTATAATAAAAGAATTGTCAGTTGTAGATAAGGTTATTGCGTTTGACGATAGCGACAATAGCGCATGTGGAGCAATATTTCTTACAATGTCTACGGAGACAGAAAAAATAATCTTTGCTAACGGTGGAGATAGAACTAACACAACAACCCCAGAGTATGCTACATATGGTGATATGCCTAATGTAGAATTTGCGTTTGGGGTCGGCGGCGAAAATAAAAAGAATTCAAGTAGCTGGATACTAGACGAGTGGAAAGCACCTAAGACTAAACGCACATGGGGATATTATAGAGTGGTACACGAATATGATAAACATACAAAAGTAAAAGAACTAGCAGTGCCACCGGGTGGTAAGCTATCAATGCAACGACATGAAGAAAGATCAGAGCATTGGTTTATTGCAGAAGGCACAGCAACAGTATATACACTTGATAGTAGTTCTGATGTTGATCTGCATGGAGTATATAGACAGCACCAAAGTTTACATATAGAAAAAGGCCAATGGCATCAACTTGCTAATGAGCATGACATTCCTTTAAAACTAATAGAAATACAATACGGTACTAACTGTGTCGAAGAAG